TATATAAGACTAGTTTATTTTTATAAGACTTTTATTATCAATCACTCCAATGAGCAAATTAAAGATAACATTCGGCTCGTGTCAAAACCGTTTTTATTTGTAAAGTAAACTAGGTTTGACACCTAAAATAATAAACAACGTTTGCGTGTCTCCACATACACATACTAGGGTTAACTTATTCGGCAACCATGTACCTACAATCCCTAACAAAGATAGCGATTCTTTGCTAATTGTAGACGTTTATCATGGGTAGGATTGTCCTACACCACCAACGGGCTTAGGGAATATAACGGAATCATACGATTCCATTGGGTTACAATTAAACTTTTTTAGCCATTCCGCAGTGGCACTTACTCGGTATCTTATAGTCGCTTTCACAACATCAAGGCTAATCAGCTTGTTGGGCTTCCAAGGTTTACATAAGTTCCCACATCATGCCTTACTTGGATTCTTCTACACTGTAGCGTTTATTACGCTGACGATACTTAAGTGACCTTAGCCTGTCTAGTACTATGCACAACTTCATGTTTCAGTTCGTTACACCTATGTCATAAGTTCGCACCTATGACTTTGCTTTCAGACCAAGTATCCTTGGACTTTCCACAACACTAACGAAGTTTCTCAGCCATGTTGCGCATGGTTTATCACTGAGTTCATTTGTTGTTTACCAGTGAATTATACCAAAATAACGTATATTAGGCAATACACAAACAAAGTAGATTTTTTTATTTTCTTCTTACCAAAAATCTATATCTTCAAAACCTATATCTTAAAAATGAAGATATAGAAATTTGGGACGTATATAAATATACTAACAAATCAATATACTAATAAATAAAATACTTAATAATATATATATCTTAAAATTGAGCAAGACCTACAAAATGTAGACCTACAAAACGTAGGTTCTTATATAAATACTAATAAACAAAATACTAATAAACAAAATACTTAATAATATATATAGTGATTTTTTCAATTTTGAGTCAAATCCATTAAAAAAGCCTACATAATCGTAGGCTTTGCTTTTTATTTAAGATTGAAAATCTTTTTAATAACTTCGATGATAGTTTTTAACAATCCGTTAGTTTCTTTTAATGTATTATTAAGTCCACTATTATCGTTACTATCACTAGGCTTGTCGCTTGGTTTATCAACTTTGTAGTGGTCAAAGTCTACATACATTGCGTTTTTATCAATATTTGTTCCTGTTTTAGTATCTATAGACGTGTATTGATGGATTGTACCTCGATTGGAAGTATCGCTGTGATAGTATCCATCATTAGCACCCCATTCGGCTACCCACTTGTCATAATCATCTAATCCCTCGTTCAACCAATTATCAAACCACCATGTGCTTGCATAGATACCTGTATAGTATCCCTCTGCTTTTACTTTGCTACAAAAGTTTTTGGTAAAGTCTAACACGTGTTCCTTATCTAAAACACCTTTTTTCTTTTTATAACCATCTGCATCTTCCATATCAAACCAAACACCAAGTGGTGGATTCAATCCTTTTATAGTATCTAAAAAGTATTGTGTTTCTGCATCGCTAGATTCTTTATCAATTGCGTAGGAGTAGTGATACACTCCAAATGGGATTTTATTCTTTTCGCACACATCAACAAAATGTCTAAAGTACTTGTCTGTATTTGTACCCCAAGATGCACGGATAATAACAAAATCCCATTGTGTTAAATCCAAGTCTTTGGCATTATGTTCCGAGATATCAACGCCCCAATGTTTGACGTTACTCATGTCGATAGTACCTTTATCTGGTTTATCATTAGGCTTATCACTTGGCTTATCATCTTTATTCGTGCTGTCGTCCGTTTTAACGGGGTTCTCGGCGTAAAAATCGAACCATTCAGTACTTCGGTTAGGTGTTGGAGAACAAGCGATATAGAGCATTTCTCCGTCGTTTTTCTTGACGATATATCTATGAGAATCTGTGACACATTTATATTGATACTCGATAACATCACCACTGTTAACTAATCCTACAGACTTACCATCGACTGAACCTTTATGGATATGAATTTGGTCTACTTTAGCTTTAGCCCAACCATGTTCTTCGGTCAAATCTACTTTCTGTTCAAGCGGTTCAAAACTTGCCCAAGGCTCCGTTCCTTGTTCGTTTCCATTGACAGCAACAAAGTATCTGTAGCTATGACCATCCGCTTGATGTTCTACCCATGAGATATACCTATGACCGTCACCTACCCACTTCTGCGTATATTCTAGCTTGCGACCTGCTTTGAGCGTTTCTACGGCTAATCCTGTAGGTGTATCTCTACGCTTTTGTACATCAAACTTAAGTGTTGCATAAGCGTGTTCATTGATTAATTGACTGTCACTGTAGCTAGATAAAAATTTAGGTCTTAGGTATCCGTATGGACTGCCACTGACACTTAAAGGTAAAAATCTTGCATACGGGTACTGTGCGTAATTTTGCTGTAGCAACTGTCCGTCTTTATAGATTCCGATATGACCATAATTAGGGTCTGCATTAGTTACTACTACATCCCCGTTTTGTGGTGATGATTGTTTAGTAAAGTATTGACTCAATCCATTAGAATTAAAGTTTCTCCACCAATCAATTGCATTACCACGTGGGCATACAGTGCAACCATTGTATTTCATGTAACCTTGGATAAGACTTACGCACTGACCTGCAAAAGGATAGCTATATTGTACGACTCCGCAATTATTGATTTCTCCTTTGCTGTCAAATTCGTTTCCTGTTGCGTAACTCCACCAACTACTTAAACTTGCCATTTTTCTATTCCCCCCTTTATTTTTCAACTAAATACGAGTTAAGTTCGTTCAGCGTTTCTTTCAATTTGTCTATTCCATTGTTTGTTATATCGTGGTTGATAATCACAAACAGGGATTTTAAAACGATTTTGTTTGTTTCTTCGGCATCTTTAAGGCTTTTAATGATTTCCTTGATATCATCATCATGTGATTCTGTTTCTGATACTATCTGTAGGCTAGCCGATTCTAGTTTTTCCAATCTTTGATTGTCTTTTTTAAGTAAATAATCATGATGTTCTACTAAATCGTGCAAATCGTTAGATGGTTTCTTTATTTCTTTAACAATCTTCCAAACACCCCAAATGCCTGTAATCAACGCACAAAATCGAATCACCTGTTCTAGGTCAAATACAAACTTAATGCCTTGCATATCTTATCCTTTTTGGTTATCTACTTCTGGTAAACCACCTAAGCTTGTTAAGATTGATAAAATGCCTGCAAGTACTGCACTAGACAAGACCACTTTCCAATCCACTTGCTGAATCATTGTGCTAGTTCCAATCATTGCTACTAGTGTTTGACATACTGTTTTTAATGCTCTTGTCAAAGAAGCATACCACCATTGTTTACTTGTTAGTTGTTCCATAATAATCTCCTTATTTAACTGCGTTTTTCCATTGTTTTCCATCATAAACTTTGATATTTACCGCCTTTACAAGCTTGCTTCCGTTATACATCTGCAAGTATCCTTTTTGCCAACTCTCGCCGTTATAGCGGTACGGCTTTGGATACTTTGACTTTGGTTCAATTGTAGGGAAGAATCCCCTTACATCACGTGCTATCCAATCTTTTTCGGGTGTTGCGTAGTATGAACCTTGACCTGTAATCCATTGTGAGGATTCTTGTATCAAAGGCAATGTTCCATCATCATTGTAGTTAAAAATCTGTGCCACTTTTCTAGAAGTTCCATGCCATGAAAAGCCATCAGTACCATTACCTAGTGCAGTATTGCCTATCCGTCCTACGCTGACTGTATCATATCCATCCCAAACGTTTGGATAATTATCTACGTTATCGTGACTACCGCCATTAAGTTGCCACCCGTTGTTGACAGTAATATCTTGTAAGTAATAGGCAGTATTTCTGTTGTAGTTGTAAATCTGCTGATTGTCGATAAGAACGATAATCTTTCTTTCCTCTATGTTTTGCTTGTAGTAGTAGTAGTTTGAAACTTTATATACGGTAGTTTCTAAAGCAGGCACATTTTTCCAACCGACATTTACCCAATTTCACCAAGGCATAGGCTATGACTCCAATTGGATGTAGATATCGCCTACTTGTAAACCCGTTGTAGGCGGTGTCTCTGATGTTCCACTATAAATTCGAGTTGGTGTATATCCTAAGGCATTAGTAACGTTTTCTTTTGTGATACTAATTTTAGAATCTTTTGTAGTGATGTTATCTCCAATAGTAACACCACCTAAAGTAGATGATGTTGCTGTTGGAAGAGTGTATTTGTTAGCACCAGTTGCAATTCCATCAAGTTTGGTTTTGTCAGTAGCACTCATTAAACCGTTTGTACTAGGTGTAGCAACATCATATTTCGTATCTGTTGCGTTGATAGTCAAATCCAAGTTTTCACCGCCTGTAGTAGCTTTATCAATTCTTACATTGTTACCACTACGCAAGTTAATACTCTTGTTTTCACCACCATCAAACGATACATAGTCATTGTTGTCTGCTTTAATTAGCAACGAATCATTAGTGGCATCACAACTGCTTGGAATATTTACAGTAACATCATTCGACCCGTCATAAGATACAGTAGACGAACCTGTAAAATGTAGCTTATGTTTTAAATTTTCGGGTTTCTGATAGGATTTATATTTTTTCACATGCCATGTTATCACTCCTTTTCTTGTTTCCATTGGATGACAGGCTTATTTTTTACAAACACACATTTCTGTACCCATTTGTATCCGTCTTTCAAAGGAACGACATTTCCCTCTTCATCTGTAGGTTTGTCTTCCACATTGATGGTTTCCGCAAACAGATTCAGTTTATCCAAGGAAAGATTGATTTCTTCTCGGTCTGCCAATGGGATGTATTCGATATAATTGTTCGGGTGTGCTTTCAAGTCTTCAATATCAATATTGTCTTTATGTTCCTTAAATTCGTGATAATCGTATGAGTATACTGTATGTTTTTCATCTGATTCAGTAGAAACATCCATAACAGGTTGTTCTTTTTCTTTTTCATTCAAGTATAGATACACATAGTAGTAATCATCAATCAATCGCACATCATAAGATGGCATTTTCATATTGCTGTATGTTTTCATTTGATATCACCTTTCTATCTTTATGTGTCAAAGCGTTAACATTGTATTTGGTACGAAATTTATATGAGTCTGAATGTATTGTTATTCCATTGTAAGCTACTACTTGATAAGGCTTGTTTTAAACGTGTTCAGAGACGTTTCTATCAACCGCATGAGTAATTCGTTGCCGATACGTTTTCGAGCCATACAAGCAGTTTCTGTCGGTATATGGATTCATAGTATTTACGTATGTCAATCTTGCATGCATATCCGACTGACTCCATACAGAATATCTAGTCGGACGAAAGGACACTACAACTATGATTATCATAAATAAGAGTGCTCAAGTAAGTGAGTCCAAGAGTATACGAAGAATTAAAATCACCGCATAGTAGCAGTTCTCTAGTTCCTACTTCGCCTATATAGTTAAAAAAAATATCTCCGTATCCAGTTGATGAACTTGCGTTTATATTGGTGGGATAATGCACACCTTTGTTAAAGGCTACATCTCCAATATATCCATTTTTTCCTGTAAAGCTTCCGACTCTTTGATAGTCTCTAGTATAATCGTCAGTTATTATTTCACGATTGGCAACATACACTGTTTTTAGATTGTTATCACCTAGTGTAATTACGCAATCTGATGGGATAACATATCCACCCACAAAGTATTCAACACCATTTATTCTAGTTGGATGTTTTTCGTCAATAACTACAGCACCGTCATGATGTCCAATGACTTCATCTGTACTTCCACTTAACCAATGGTAGCTAGACATGTACACTTCTTCACTTCCAACGTCTGCGGTTTGGAAAGGTGCTGTATCAAGCAAGATTCCTTTGTTATCGGCATCAATCGTAAAGATATCCAATACCTTTACACTCTTACCATTTCCATAAGCACGCATGCTGTCATGTTCACGGTCCGCACTTAAGACTGTTGTATATCCTACACATACACCACTTCCGATAATGACTTCTTGAGCTTGTTCATTTGTAAGTGGGAAGTAAGCTAAGCCATTATGTTCTAATTTAGTAGAACTCTTGATACTTGGTGTGTATTGCCAGTTGTACATGGAACATGCACCTAACAAGTTTTGTGTATTTTTTGTACCGTATTTAATAACTGTATCAATGATAGCTAAACTATACTTTCTGATACTTGCACCATAATATCCTTTGCCTTTTTGTTGGTACAGTTCATGCATATTGTTATACGTCATATTTACTTTAGGCGGTAAGTTTGGCTGACTTCTTAGTTTCCCATCACTAGCAATACCACTGATATATTTCGAGTTGATAAAGTAAGGCATGACTGTACCATCTTTTCGCACAGCTTGTTCCCATGGCTGTAGTCCATCATGAGGACTGTCTGATATCGTAAACACTGTCTTGTTGCCATTTTCACATGGTTCAACAGAGTACCAAAAAGTCATTCTTAGAACACCAACGTCTTTATTGCCTGTAGTTCCATAGTTGCTATCACCTTCCATAGCTGTAGGAATGGCAAAACCATCATCCTCTCTTACATAGTTACAATTCCACCATTGGAATAGAGGGATGTCTGCGTAATCGTCACGTCCTTCAACAGTGGCTGTAGATGGTTCACATACCAAGTTTTTATTACTTGATAGTTTTTCACCTAGACTAGTTGGATTTACGTCATAGTTCCACACAGCTGTCTGATATATCTTTCCGTCTCGTTTTAGATTTAATTGAGCAGAAATATAATCACTAAGTTTAAACTTGATATCTACATTTTTATTGGAATCGGGAGTTAACGTCTTCCCATTATAGGAAATAGATTTTATAGGAATTTGAGAATCAAACTGTTCTTGGCTTATAAAGTTCGTATCATTCAACAATTCACTACGTTTCTTTGGTAATTCACTTTTTTTTGCGTACTCACTCAAATCAATGTTGACTTCGTAGTTTTTGGGATCCTGTTTCACACCATTTACTTTGATTGTCATGATAGGAACATTGACATTTACAGCATGATTTTCACTGTCAAAATCCAATGCACTTCCGTTTTGCTTGACAACCCAAATTGTTTTCAAAAGGATATCGTACAAGTCATGCTGTTCTGCGATATTTCCTATCACATTACCCCACTTTACTTTTAGTGTATTGGGGTCGTTGATACTAACTAGTTCCTTTCCGTCAAAGACATACAAGACATTATCAGGTGTAATCCAAGCATGGTTTCTATCCATATTTGTAATACTTGCCTTATCTTTGACAGGTACTAACCAAAATTCACAATCTTCTGTATCAATGGGGATAATAACTTTTAACTTATCATTACAGACTGTTGGTTTCATCACTTTCACCTGCCTTTAAGATATCGGAAAAACAAGAAGCACATTCTGTAATTTCTACACCCAAGAATTTAGTTAAAACTTTGATGAATTGCTTATTGATACGCAAATATAAAGTAAGCAATTCTTCATCTTTATTGCTTGCTTGATATGATTCAAACACTGTATACATAGCCATGCTTAAATGTTTTACCAAGCACCATTGTTCCTTATCTCCATTGTTTCCATAGAGTTCATAAAGTTTTAACATTTCTTTTCTTCTGATATCTGCATATGTTTCTAGTTCTTCTTCCAAAGAATCAATTGCATTGATATGGTCTTCGGTATCGTTTTCTTTTACCATGCCATTTTCCAATTCAGAGATACGCTTTTCTAGCAATGTTTTCACGTGCAATTCCGCATTTGCAATCTGTGTAAAAGAACGAATCAAATCTTCTGCCATTCCGTCACTAGAGTGGATATTTTTCATTTTGCTTCTCCTTTTTCGCTAAATCTAAATAATAATGTACTGTTTTACATTCCATATCACGTTTTATTTTTCTTTCTTTATCCCAATGCTTACTTCGGGTGATTAGATATTGTATTTTAGTTTGGTAGTCGTTCGGATGTTCTTTCATATGTTTTTCCATACGAACCAAACTTGGCGTATATTTTGTAATCATAAGTTTGAGTGGTTGTATTTAATGTTATGTACCAATGTCATAGAAAACGGTTTATCTCCAAACATTTTAATCGTCTTATATCCTGCGTCTAAAATCTTGTCCGCTTCTTTTTTAGACATAAATTCCGTAGCCTTTAGTACGTCATAGTTAGACATTTTTCTATTTGGAAACATTCCATATCCATTACACCACCAACCATGGTATTGAGCCTTAAAATAAGGTGTAATATCTATACCCTCGATAAACATATGCATTTTGCTTGGCGGTGTATCACCATTAGGAGAAATTATGATTTTAAAATCCCAACGTGAAAAAGAAATAAAATCATATGAAATAGGAATATGTACAACAGCAGGAGTCTCTCCACCGCCTATAGCTGTGTACTCAACTCCGACCTGTTCAACCATAGTATTTCTTCTTTGAAAAAGCTCATTATGCCTGTATTTTCTTTGAATATAAGCATGCTCTGCCAAAACTTCCAACGCTTGTTCGATAGAAATATTACTCATTCTTTGTGTACCTCTCTATCTATTTTAACAAATTTTTCTAGCGTTAGAGTTCCTGTTTGTGAACCATCACCATAGAACTTTCTTCCGAGTTTTGTTATATAAAAATCATTATTTAAAGTAAGCAACTTTTTCATATAGTTTCCACAATGTTCCAACTTATAAATTGAATTATCATACATCAATCGTATTTTCATTCCAACTTCTAAATCTTTTGGCAATTCAGTTGTTGTTACTTCGATAGCGTATGTTCTTCTTGCATTTTTCAATTTCTTAACCACCGCATCATAAACAGTTTTGGAAGCGTAAATTCTATCTTCGTCTGAAATAACTTTCTTTGTATTGTCGTTTGGTTCTCCACCAATATCTTTATATCCGCCAGCGTTCTTATCCCAATATTCGGGTTTGAATCTCCAATAGCCTAAAATAGAACTACTAGATAATGTGACAATATTACAATAAGAAGCACCTTGGTTTTGACCGAAAACACTTATTGTTCCATCCTCGTTATCTTGCACGACCATTGCGATGTGTGAATATGGAGTTTGACCACCCATACTAAATACCGCCCAATCACCAAATATAGGTGTTTCATCAGCACTTATTTTCATCATCTTTGCACTGTAGTCCATGCTCCATATGTTATAGGCATATCCATCTCCTGTAATGATTCCGATATCGTTACCGTAATCCATCATTACTTTTCTCCATAAGTCAACACATTGATATGGTGCATTAGGTGGAAAACCATCTACATCTATAGATTTTCCATCATATGTATTTATTACGTTTTGTGGATTATATGTTCCTGTGCTTTCGGAAGTATTATCGTCAGTATCTTTTTTACTTCCGCTATCTTCTGATTTCCATTCGTTTTGTATTTTGCTTAATACAGTGTTAGCAACATCAATTCTGTGTTGATATTGCAAGTTTATTGAAGTGTCACCACGACCATAGTCTGCTAGATAGCACAAAACCATCCAACTCATGTCTTTATCTGTAAATTGTGACCATTCATTAAAAGTGCAATTATATGTTGTTGTAGGTATCCATGGACCATTCGTAGCGTTTTGTGTCCATTCCTCTTCGATTTTCTTGCATTCAGCTAATCCATATTGTTCTACTTGATACCCTTTAGAATTAAGCCAATTTGTGATATTCGTATATGGAGTCCATTGCAACAATCCAAATCCCTCTCTATTTATAGGGTTTGAATTAGGGTCTAATCCTTGCCATATATTAGGGTTTCCTGTTGATTCTACCGCCATTACACCACATATAGCACTGATAGCGTTGTCTGACCACTTTCCTTTGAAATACTGATAAAAAGCATGAAAGTTGTTATACATTTCATCTTCTGTAAGATAACGTTGCTCGGTTGGTATAACCCAATCAACACTTACGGCATCGGCATCTTCTGTGGCTTCTTCGGTTGTAAATGGTGATAAGTCGTTGAAAGCAAAACTACCTTCCATAAAAATGCCACTTTCAATAGCGATTGATTCTTTGTCCAATACCGCATACTCTAATTGTTCGTTTGGTGCAATCTTAGGATTATCACCATAATCATAGTCACGTTCGTTGTTGATATTATTTGCGATGATAACAACAGGAAAACCATCAATTTGTAACTCTTTATTGTTATATACTTCTCTTAAACTTAAAGAAGTAACACCACCATCATTCTTTTCAGAATATACAGTTGCTTGATTAATGACACTCGAATAGTCTTCTCTAATGGTTGGTTCTGAAAGCAATTGGATGTTTCTTTTGCCACTCGGTAATTTAGACAGGAAATATGGAGTGTCTTCTCCAAACTTTCCAATATCTATCCTTTTTTCTTCGCTTAAACAAATTCTCCAAAATGATTCTGGTGTGTACTCGCAAGTTTGAGTAAGCACATCAAGCTTACCCAAACGACTGTACACATAATCAATAATTTCTTTTTTAGTATCTTCATCAAAATTCAGATTCCATCCATCTTCATATATGAATTCTTTCTTGTAACTTTCGTCTGTATATAGTTCATAAAAAGTTTTAAATTTAATAGCTAGGTTTGTAGAACATTGTTTATAGTTCCAAGTCTTGATAGCGTGATTAAGAGTAACATCAATAGTTTGATTTTCTGTATTTGTGTCTATTCCATCAACTACAGTTAGAATTGAAATATCTCCAAAGTGAAGTCTCATCTTTTTTCTTCCTAAAGAAAGATATTCATAAAATTCCATAGGAAGTGTAAATGAAATAGATGGAACTTCCATCAATTCGTAATTAATTTCAATCGGGTCAGATAAAAAGCAATTAAACCTTTTAATAGGTTTTTCATCTTCTGTTAAAATTTCAAACCATGGAGTATTCACTATAATTCACCTACTTTTCTTTGACCAACCCAATTGTTACTATGTCTGATACGGGATGTACCTTTGTTCGTCTGACCGCCTTCGGTCATTTTCTTGATATCTTTCCAACTACCATTCTTACGGATTCGAGTGATTCCTGTATTTCGGTTACAAGTCAAGAATTTACCACCTTTGCGAACTGCCCATGGTCGATAATCTTGAATGACTTGTTCGATGGTATAGATAACAGACATTTTATCGGTCGGTCTTTCACCTGTTAAACACACCTTTACATGCGTAGCATTTTCTTCAATATTGATATCACATTGGTATTGTGAATGCTGTGCAACATCAGTCCAATAACTTCCATAACATAAGTTCCATGAATCTCCGTGACTGAAAATCTGTCTGTTGAATATTGTCTTCCAAGACTTTTGATTATCATTTGAAGTTTGAATATTCAAGATATAGTTGTATGTTCCACCAAATCTAATATAATGCTGTCCATACAAAACACTTCCATTAGAGTCTAAAGCAAACCCGACTAAATTGATTTTCGTATGTACTGAACCATTATCATTTTGACTGAAATTGATACCATACCCATATCCTGCATTATGGGCTTGATTCAGATTGGAAGAAAATTGTCCTGTGCTGTTAGGAGAACCCAACAACACAACATTGTTGTATGGACCATCATGCAAGTATCCACCCCAAAAATCTAGCCATGCCATTAGACACCACCAACTAAATCGTTCTCGGTCTCTCCGTCATTAGTACGGATAAAAGACGAACCATCTTGTGTTCCACCAAACAAGTTGATATTACCTGTAGCAATATTTCTGTTCGCATTCAGATATCCATCGAAGATATTCCCGTCTGTATGACTCCATGCACCACTGTCCGCCAAATTTTCTAGCAACTTGGATAAAGCACTATTAATTTGACCTGTCGTTGTTTCTAGAGTATCCAAACGTGTATTCAAACGTCTTTCAATATCATCCAAGCGTTGTTTGATTTTGTTTATTTCATACCAAATCTTCCAAATATTTTCCCATTGACCGCAATCGCCACTGATAATTGCATCTAACATTTGCATGATATTATTCAGTGATTCCATTAATGCACTATCTAAATCACAACTGTTATACGATGGAATTCGCTCTACCATTCCGCCAATTAAACAGTCGTTCATATCGTTTAAATCTTGACAATTATTAAATCCATTTGATTCTTTCAAGCCTTTATCTTTTTTAAGGCTTGCACGCATATCATCTGTAATACCTTTTTGAACAAAGTCAAAATTGTATTTTTCCAATTGTTCACAAGAATTACATACGTCTTTATCTGTGATTATTGACATAAATTGACCTCGTTTCTATTAATCAACATCAGGCATATCACTACAGATAGGCATTGCCATTTTGTTGTTATTTTTGAATTTTGCCATTAAAGTGATTTCATCATCTTCTACCCAATCATCGTGAAGATAGAAGAATTGTAACCAATCCGTTTCAGCTCCAGCGGCAACTTTTCCTTTGATGTCTACAGCAACTGTTTTGTTTACATCTTCTTCAAAAGATTCGTTCGTTGTACGTCTATATACTTCTGTACCATTTGCTGTTGGAATCTTGATACTAATGGTTGGATATGTTCCACCATAGCTTGCTCCTGTGGTTGTGTACTTGTACTTACTTATAGTTACGGAACTAATTTTATATACAGCTTCATCATTTTTATTACGTTTCATACAGTAATCAATATATCCTGTGATGATTCCACTAGCTACTTTAGCAGAGCCATTCCAATCTGAATATTTGTAAACGAAATTTCCTTTTCGGTCGATTGAAACAGATAATTCGGGTGTTTCTTGATGTATACTGTATGTCGTATCAATTTCTAAATTCGATGTAAACATACGTGCTTCAAGCCCACATAAAGCACAAATCAAAGCTTCATTAATGTTATATTGGTTTGCACCAAAATCTTTCATGAACTCTTTCCAATCACAACTTCTATAACTTGGAATCTTTTTTACAAGTTTGTTAATAAGACAATCGTCAGCTTTATGTAATGCCGAACAATTATCATCATCATTATCTGAATTAAATCCTTGACCATCTTCTAAACTACTGCACACATTGTCAGTTACTCCATTTGTGTAAAACTCACTAGAGTTTTCTTGCAAGTCTCCACATGTCGTGCAATAGATTCTTTTTTCTTTTGTTACATCAGTAACAGTATTATTTTCTGCACCCATAAAAACCTTTCTAGTTGCTTATTTCATCAACTTTTATCCATGCACACCCCATCTTGCAACATGAACCCGATATAACGATTCTGTTTTGACCGTTGTTTATAACAAAACCTAAAGAGTCGGCTTTGATATTTCCAATTGGAATGTCTTCTTCTTCTGAACATTCACTACATGAGTAATGCACTTCACCACTTTTATCAATTCTTAGAATTCCATCATAATCGCCATGTATCTGCATTTTATTTCCATTAATATCAATAATAGGGTCTTGCCATTTTCCGCTTACAATGACCTCTAAAGACGTTGTAGGAAGTACTGTACGTGATGTGATTATTTTTGCAATCATAGAATCACAATAATCTTCTTTACAAAGCTTTATTCCTTTGGTCTTGTCACCATAAAGTTCGTTTCCTTTTGCACAATCTATAACGATTTTAAAAGAATGTCCACAATTTAAGAACCCATGAAATAATTTGTTCTTATCCCATGAACATAATGAATAATTTTCTTTTAAATCACAATCGCAAGCACATGAACATGTATCATCATTTCCCTTAAGACAATCAACACAACAGCTTACACAAGAATCATAATCATCATCAAAATCCAAACAATCCATTATATTACAAGTATCATACGGAATGATGAAAGTTGTTAACGGGTCGGCAAAATGCCATATTCCCTCATAAAGCTTGAAAGAAACATCAATAGAAAATGAATTGACATATTTTTCATAGCTTTCACTCATTGAATCAACATAAGCATACGCCCACATCAATCTTCCATCTTTTATGGACCATAGTTTACCTTGCTTTAAAAGATTCATGCTTGCCCATCTTCCGATATATCTTCTATCTTCTCTACGATATAAACGATAATCAAACTTAAGTGTCATAGAGACGTCTTGTGCATCTAAAAGCATAGATTCGCTTTTAAAAGGCACATAATCTCCATGAATATATGACAATGATGTTGTATTGACTTTAGTTGAAATAGAAGTTTCTGCTTTTTGCAACATTTCTTCCGATTCAAAAATTAAATCATTAAATTGTACGTATTGTCGGTAAGGGCTAAATTCGTAATCACACATCATACCGAAATAGCCCCCATAAATCTTTTAGCTTTAACATATCCATCACCACCATGAGCTGTTTTAGAGTTGATACTTACTTGTCTGTTGTCGTAGTTGTTAATCGTATTGTTGTTATTGATGTTATAGACTTTTGACATGTTATTTCCATTAGCATACTGCCTTGTCAAAGTATAGAACCAATTTTCAAGTTTTCCCGAATTGATAACGTCTAAGAAGTCAGTTCCGTATTTGTTAACAGAAGATTTTCTTATTACATATTCTCCTTGTGTCAACATAGCAGGTATAGTGTCTGTTCCGCGAGGAACAAATGCGGTTAACACACCACCATCTGCACGATATACAGGACCGCCTTTTGCTTTAAATAAAGTTTTTAATGCTTTGTCAAACAAGTTAACAAGATTGTATCCAGCACCACTACTTGATTTATTACCTTTGCTTCCTGAATTTGAAACAACACCACCGCCCGATTTATGTACTTTTGCTTTTACAGTGAATGAAATATTACTACTGTCTAAAGCACTCTGTACACCACTTGCAATGTTATTTCCGATTGATACACCACAAGCATGTCCTAATCTTGGGAATGTTCCTAAAGCGTTGGTAATAGCACTTCTAACTTTTGTATGTGTGAATCCACCATCCGAAGTCAAGCCTTTACACATGTTATCTCCAAGTGTTTTACCTACGTTTTTAAATGCACTGATAACAGATTGGTCTGTTCCTACAGAAGTAACAAGAAGTAACATTCCATTATTCAATGTTTCTTTTACAGAATCATCTGTAAACCCTGTCATTAAACTTGTTCCAAGAGATTCACCCGTTTGAATAAAGTCAGCACTTAAAGTTGTTAATTGAGAAACTAGGTTCTTTATCGTATCTGTAAACGATTGGAATGGATTGTCATTTCCATCTGTTGGCTTGAATTCTTCACTCAATCCTTTGATTTTATTTAAGCAATCCCTAATCGCATCAATCTTTTGACCAAACGAATTTACATCAAATTGGGTAGTAGATACAGTCACTAAGTCAGTCAACGTTTGTTGGATAAAGCTGACTTGTTGTTGCATCTTTCCGAAGTTTCCTTTGTTTACAGAGTTTATCAATCCTTTTTCGACTGTATTTCCATCTTTATCTGTAGTATTAAATTTAGCTCCAACCAATTCATTGATTTTATCCATAGCAGTTCTTATGCTATTCATTTGGGCTATGAACCCTTGGCTTTCATCACCAATATTAAATTGTGTGTTGGCAATCTCCGATAAAGACGCTAATGCTTCTTTTATCGAGCCGATTCTTTCGCTCAAACCACCAAAATCAACTTTATTAATAGATTTTACTTTCTTTGTTTCAAAACCATTAATTGTATTAATAGCTGTATTTAAATCGTTTAATTGAGATACCATTAAATTTGTATCAAATTGTGTTCCTGCTATTTCCGATAAAGAAGAGATTGTTTCTTTTACAGCTTCTACTTGTTCCTTTAATTTTGTGTATTTCTGTTTAGAAATATTTTTAGCTGTTCCGGCCATTCCTTTGTCGTCTTTACCACTACTCATTAATGGTTGCAACGCTTTTTGTAAAATTTCTATATTCTCATTAAATGAATCTAAGTTTGAAACACCTTTTAATTTTTCATTCAATTGATTGATATTGTCTACTGATGTAATCAATCCTTGAACTGCTGTAGCAATGCCTTGATAACTATCTGATGTACTTCCTATCTTCTTGGCTATATAGTTGAAAGACGAAGTATCTTTCTCACCATCTTCCGTTCTAAAAGTAAGCACAGATAAAATATCTCTTAACGATAATAATTTCTGCTTGTATTGTGCTATGTTTTGACTGCTCAATTGCAATCCATCAAGTTCTTTTAATGATGTGGCGACTTTAACCATTGAAGAAATAAGTTCACCAAGTGTCTTTGTGTTACCTCTATTCTCTGCATTTATGACATTATCTTCATCTTTTCCAAAGAATTCTTTTCCGTTGAATTCAGACAAGATATCTTTAATGTTAGAAAGCTTTTCTTTTAAACTCTTTTTAATATCCTTATCAATATCAATATCTTTTATCTTTTCTAATGATTCAGCGAATTTAATAATGAACTCTAGCTGTGTACCTTTAGCAGAATAGTCGGCTTTTGCAAACAATCCATCTAATGCTTGTTTGAAGTGTCCGCCTGTGTTAAGTGTATCTGCAACTTCCATCATCATTTTTAGTTTCTTTTGCACATTATCAATCTTTAATGGCATCTTATTTAATTCGCTTAAACCTTTTGCCATGGAATAGATAGCACCACCTGTAGCAAACAAATCCCCTAGACCAATTAAGTTTCCGATTAATACTGGAGTCACTCCAGCACCAATCATTCCCCATGCAGTAGTCATACCTTGAACAGCAACGAATACTTCGCCTAAAGTTTTTAGCTTATCCCAAATACCATTTAAATCTATTTTTGCTACTTCTTGTAATGATTTTGCAAGCAACCAAACACTACCACCACTTGCAAACATTGACACTGCTGAAGCTAATTGGTTTTTCCAATTTACCCTCCAAGCGGAATTGGCAAGTGTACTTAATAAATTGTTTAATTGACCTATAGATGTTACAGCAATTCCAAGTCCTGCTATTCTTCCTGCTATTTCAGCGAAATTCATACCTTGGGTAGCATCATTGAATTCCTTTAATCCTTTAGCTAAAAGAACCATAGAGCCACTACTTGCAAGCATCATACTTGCTGTTCCGAAATTGTTATACATTTTCGCTTGTGCATTACGCATATTAATGGAAGAATTCTTTAATGTTTCTACAGGTTTTGGTGCTTCGACTGTAGTAGTATTAGTTGAAGTGTCAACCATTTTTTTAAAAGGATTTAGATTCTTTATTTTCTGTACGATTGTAGATTGTGCAATGTATTCTTTTATTTTTGCGTTCAATCCTCCGAACTTAGAAGTCAGTTTTCCAATCGTATTAGCATACAGATTCAATCCTTTTATTCTGCTACTAAATCCTGTAGCATATTTATATATTTTACCGTACGCTCCAAACAATGTTCCAAACAGTTTGATTTGCTTTCCAACAAAGCCAAATACCAATCCGACTTCTTTGAATCTTAGTATGATTTTTAAAAATCCAAGAATCTTATCGCCATTACCTACTAACGATAATAATGGTCCAAAAGTCTTATCTATTACTCCTATAAAATCTTTTACAAAAGTAAGAGATTCCTTGATGATGTCACCTATTCCTTTAAAGAATTTATCTGCATCAAATTTTCCAAACATATTTCCGAATTCTGAAAATTCGCCTTTTAGTTCTGAAATAAAATTTAGGATGTCGTCTTGATGTGAAGCAACATATTTAGAAAAGTCTTGAATCTTTTTCATCATGACTTCTGTAAAATCATATATATTTTGATAGATGTTTAAACCTGTAGCTTTCTTTACCATCTTGTCAATCATTGCGATAAAATCAGCACCAGATTTTCCAATACGAATCTTAATCAAGTTGAGTCCATTGCCAATTGTCTGTGACGTCTGTTTAGCCATGTCAGACAGTTTTTTTAATCCACCGCCACCATTCTCATTCAGTTCAATCAAAGCATCTTCAAACTGCTTTAAAGATATCGTAGGGGATGGTCCTGTAAATTTTTCACGGAATTCAGAAAATGTCATTCCCATCTTTTTTGCAACAGCTGTAAGTACAGGTGTAAAGTTTGAGTTCTCAAACGATAGTAATGTTCTTGCATCCATCTTAGAACCCATGATTTGAGAATATTGTTCAACTACGTTATTTACGTCTTCGGAACTACCACCAAAAGCTAATACACCATTATTGATAGCTTCAAACAATTTCGATGAGCGTTCTACATCATGGTTGATAGACGTAAACTTCGTGACCATAGATAACGCATCATTTAATTTTGTAGGCAATCCCTCGATACTATCACTTAATTCTTGTTGTGCTTTAGCTGTTTGCTGTGTTGATACACCTAATGCATCCATTGTACGTCTAGACACATTTAATTGGTCATAACGTGTTACAGCTTGTGATAATCCGTCCGTTAATTGATTGATACTTGCATTTACAACTTGACTAGCACCATTAAACAGAACTGTCTTCGTTAAAAAGTCAGATATTCTACCGATAAAGTTATTACCATTGTTTGTTACAAGAGTAGAAAGTTGATTTCCTAAAGTCATTAAATTGCTACCAAAGGAACGCAATTCTTTTGACTTATTCATTAAACTTGTAATTGTATCTTCTGCTCTTTTAACACTATCGTACTTAACTTGAAGATTAGGCTTCACTTCATTTAGTTTTGCCATATCTGTATTAAGTTTTTTAGCGTTACTTTGTGCATCTTGTAAATCTTTATCAACTACAGACAGCTTTACAGTTTTTGCTTGTAATTTAGATATTTCATTGTCTATATCTTTGATTTGCTTTTGTACTGCATTATTATCTAGACTTTTGTTTGTAAAAAGGGATAGTTTTTTAGATTGTAGTGCTTCTATCTTTTTCTGAATCTGCTCGATTTCTTTTTTAGAAGCTTGAAGAGAAGATATATCACTATCAACCTTTATTCTTTTCTTGTTGATGTTATCAATGACTTTATCAACACTTTTTAAGCATTTTTCGACTTCTTTCGAGGATTTTATTGCATTCTCTGCAATTATTTCAACCGCTAAAGTATAGACTTCATCAGCATTTTGCATGTATTAATCCCCCTTAAATTCTTTTTTGCTACGATAGAATTTAACTGCATACATTTTAGGCAATTTCATTTTCTTCTTAGATGTCTTGTTATATTCTTGGACTTCATAAAAATTCTTTTGACTGTCTTCATTGGCATATATTCCATACGTAACAATTAATTCAGAAATGCCCCAATGGTTTAGAATCTCATTGGGGCGTAAATGTAACTTTTTGGCAACAAAATAAGCCATTTGAGAGTATATATTAATATCCGCTAAGAATTGTGTTGAAGAATCGACAGAAGATTCTTCGTTTTTTTCTTTCTTAGCGATTATCCAAAAAGTACTTCAAATTCATTTAGGATATTAGGGTTCTTATCAATGATTTGATAGAAACAAGTAAACACATAATACGAATCCATTTTGTCTTTCAAAGTATCATCAATACCAAGTACTGAAGCAACGAATTCATTTAATGCTTTTCTTACATCATCATTGGACCATGCAATAAGTCGAATGACTTCTACACCATAATCGTTTGTGATATCATCAACTTTCTTTCGATAATTCGTATCATTCTTTTCGATACTAGCAATCTTTTTGTTCATTTTTTCCGTTAGCTTGTCAATATCGTGAAAGAACGGCATTAATTTCATTAAAGAATAACCACTTCTTAAGCAATCGTTTGGATTGATTTCAACGTCTTTAAATTCCCGTGTCAAATACACCTTATTTCCTACAACTTGTGCGTCTTCGGGAATCTTTTCAAACTCATCTTTTCCAAAACAGAATCTCATTTTGATTGAAGAAATAGTTTCTTTTTCTGTATCGTTTGGGTCTCCAATAATACTTAATTGGTCATTGTTGTTAACCAAGAATGGTTTTTCACTATCTCTAGCTTTTTCAACTACTTTATGCATTTCTACCACTTGTGATGGTGTAATTGCTTGCTCGTTATAGCCTTTAATATCGTCAACTGTGAATTTTTGACTCATTTTTGTTACCTCCTATATTAGAGAAGTGGACTATAGAAGTCCTGCTTCTCTATTGATAATTGTTTGTCGGATATAAATACCTTGTGAATCAGGTTGGATAGATACAGATAATGTTTTTTCGCTTGAATTATCGGTATTTAAATCCATTGGGAATGCTGTAATCAACACATTATTAAGTTGGTTGATAAGCATTGTTCCATCACTTTTCTTTTCAGGCCATGTGACTTTATAACGTTTCTTATTGATTGATTTTGCATCATACACGATTTGTTCACTGGCATCAGCTGTTTTTGGATAAGAAACTTTTAATGTTTTTCCTACCAAACTTGCATCAACATACAGATAAGAACCAACTACATCAGCATCAGGGTTTTGTTCTGTATTGATAACTTGGAATTGACGTTCATCTAATGTCATGCGGTTTGGACTGTTGATACGTTTCAACAATGCATCTGTAATGTTGCAAGTATCATCCAAAGAAGCATAAATATAACCACATTCATCAATGAAATGGTCTTGTAGATGGATACGACCTTGTTTTTCGTTATCAGGGTCTTTTTCGACTACGAAATTCTTTGTAATCATGTAGAATCCACCGTCTACATCGATTTTTCGAGCCATAGGGTGCAATTTCCAAGCGTTTGGAGAGTATTTCTTGAATGCAATATCACGTGTCAATTCGAGCGTACTATCGTCTAATTGAGCCGCTAAACAAGCTTCAGCTAACGCTGTGAAACTATCATTTCCATCAATAGATGCTAAACAAGATAATTTAATTGCATCGTTACCTTCTAAATCTTCGATTGAATCAAACAAAGAAATTGAAGAAATACCTACAGATAACGCTGTTTTAGATTCAGTTGCAATTTCAATATTGATAACTACACCATTTGTTGTAGCTGTCCATCCATCACCTAAATCAGCAGTTGGTGCAATTGCTAATTCAACAGATACTGGATAAAAGCCTCCGTGTTTTGCTACTACAGTCTTTGTGTACTTATCGGCATTTTGCTGATTATCATCTTTTAAATCAGAGATAGTTGTATCAATCGTATAAGTACCTTCTTTTGGCAAGAATACATAATAAGAAACAACGCCTGCAAAATATTTAGTTGAATCAGAAATTGAACTAAATTTTCCACTAGCAACAGATTTACCTTCTTTTAATTCTCCAAGGATTGTACGAGTACCTGTGTTTTTACATCCGAAAGTTTCACAAATGTTAAATAAATCTTGTGGAGTATTCAACGAACTATAAGATGTAATGTTTCCATGTGTTTCAATGAAATGTTTTGTGTTGATTTTTGCACAAGCTTCAATATCTTGCATTGCGGTAAAATCAACTTCCGTATATTTATCTAATTTTGAAGTTTGAATCAGATTAGCAATTTCCATATTAGAACAGTTTGACATTACGCTAATCCTCCTTTATTTTTTGCAATGACTCTATCCATTGCACGATTTGCTTTAGCTGTACCAACCATATTTAAGACATTCATTTTACGTGCGATAAAAGCGTCTACATCAACTTTAGGTTTTACAGCTTTTTTTACTTCTGCTTTATTTTCAGCCATTATATTCTCCTTTTCCTAGATATTAGGATTATAAGTTCCTTTAGATTTTGTATTTCTTCTAGCTTTAACTTCCATAAGTGCTTCATGCATGAAATTATTAGGCTTAACAGGTTTTACTTTCTTTGCATATACATATCTGTCCGAACCTTTTGGTTTGAATTTTAGATACTTTGCCCTAACAGGATAAATAGTTCCATGTCCACCCAAAACATATTTAGCGTGTGGGGCAATAGATTTATCTATGAACACTTGAACTTCATATTTTCCGTTACTTTTTAAACGAATAGCCTTTCTAAGTGTTCCTGTGTCTACAGGACATTTTGCTATACATAGATTTTTCATCTGTGTGCCGATTTCATGACTTTTTCTTTGTGCAATGGAGTTTATCTTTTTTTCAAGACCGATTGTACCTACTCGGTTTCCAACCTTTACATAAGCCATTACTTAACCTCAACGAAAGGATAAACAGTGTACTTACCAACTTGATAAGAGAAGTTTTTTAGATATTCTCCATCTTCTTGCGAAACTTCTTGCGGATGTCCGATTCTAAAAGTAATAGATTTTCCACTTGGAACTTTGAATGAACGTGTGAATTGCACTGTACGCTTTCTAACGACACGGGCACCGCATACAGGGCAACCACTAGATTTTGGTCTTGTTTCTTCTATACCTGTGTATTTAATTTTCATACAACCATTCCTAAAAATCTTCTATGTCTACCACATAGAGAAATTATTTCTAATTGTCTTGCATATGTCTTTACAATACTTCTTCTTACAGCAATATATGTATTTAATTGCTCGTCTGTATTGTCAAGGTTTACAATCAAGTCCTTTTCTGCATCTTCGTAATCTTCTGTGCTGTTGCATGTATCACACGTGCTACATTCGCATCTGTTCATTTCAATTACATACTGTAAGTAATCACAAAAGACAGGTAACAAACATTCAGGTATTTGTTCAAACCCAGCGTCATACGTTACAATTAGTTTTTCTACTTTTTCGCAACTACATTCACCTGTTAAAAGATAATCAGATAAATCAATCCATAATTCATTTGTTGTAACGTCATATTCAAAATGTGAATTATCAATATCAATATATTTGATATGGATACCATCTCGAATCTTTAATTGGAGTTTGATTGAATCCGGTTGAACTAAATCATAGAACAATTCGGTATTCATGATTCCATTGTCGCATTTACAGCATCTTGAAATTAAGGATACATCAATATATTCAACACGAGTTTGCATTAAGAATGTTTCGCAAACCTCATCACCACGTTTCCAACAAGTCAATGTTGAAATAAGGTTGATTAGTTGTTCAACATTCTTAGCAAATTTATCTGTGTCTTTTAAATCCTTATCTTTTAAGCAATCACAATAATCTTTTAGTTGCTGAATAATAGGTTCGTATAGTTCCATTAGTCAGTCAAGATTGGAACGATTGTTTCAGGTGTAATTACATAATCCAAGCCATCTAACTTAGAACCTAAACAGTTAGCACTCATTGGAACTTTAGTAATTACAGCAAGTTTATTAGGGTCAGAAGTAAATGCAAGTCCTGCGTTATACATATAAGTACAGATATTTCCACAACCCTCTGTTGGAGTCTTTCCGTGAGTATCAGACTCGAATACATATTCATCTTCAGGACGTGGAGTTGTGATTAATAATTCACCTAATGCATCTCCATCACACATCCATACTTCACCATTTCCCGCTGTAACGTCTACAGGAATCAATTTATCTTCAATAAATTTGTGACCACGGAATGTAATTTCATCACCATCACGTGACCATCCATCTGGATATTCTCCATTTTGTCCTTTCGTGATAACCGAACGGATTCCATCCATTACTAATGGGTGACATACGAATACAACGTCTGAACCCTCTCCGATAACAGAAGAACGACAACGAATCTCATCAAAAGCACCTAAGATATTAGTACCTAAGATTTTGATAACGTCAGCACCTTCCATAACTTCCATAACACCATGGAATTTCTTTAATGTATCAGTAGTTGTATCACTAGTACCTAAAATCAAGTTACGAATCGTGAAGAATGCCATAAAGTCTTTTACAAAACGCATTTTTGCGTCATTGTAAGTTTCACCTTGTCGCATATAGTAAGAAATCATATCATTTCGTTGGAAACGTTCTTTGTCATATAAGAATTTTTCCATTACATTTTGACATTCTTTCATACATAACAAGTTGAATGGTGCATTAGCTCCGCATTTTGCTAAATCAGGTGCAATCCAACAGCATTCACCTTTTGTTGATTCGGGATAAGTAGTACCCCATTTGTAAGGCAATGTTACTTGGAAGTTCCCATCATGGTCTTTTGTGATTTGTAAACTTCCGTTGTTGAAAGCGGATTTTGCCATCAAAGATTGATTTGTTTGTGCTAACCAATTGAAAAATGGAAAGATATTTTGGAATTCATTAGCTTCTTTGTTTTTGGAATAATCTTTACCAATACCAAATTCACCAATGTTACTCAATTGAATCACATTTCCCATATCAATTGAACGATTTGATAATTCTGTTTGTGATAAGTTAAACATTTAGTCTATTCCCCTTTCTTATCCAAATACAGCATCAGATTGTTTTTTGCTTTCTTTAACTGTACTTACAGAAGATTTTTTTAATAACGCATTTAATTTTTCGAAAGATTCGCTCATGGAAGTATTTAATTGTTTGTTTTGTTCCGCCAATTGTTCTAATTGACTGTTTAAATTCGCTTCATTATTGCTGTATTCATTTACTTTTTTGGTTAATTCAGCAATTTGAGTGTCTTTATCTTTGAGTAATTGTTCTAAAGCTTCATACTCTTTAGACAATTCAATATCTTCTGCATTTTCTTCTACTTTTTCTTCATCTTCTTTAACTTCTTCTTCAACAGATTCTTCTGCTTTTTCTTCTTCAACAGATTCTTCTGTTTTTTCTTCTTGAACGTCTTCAGAAGCGTTTCCAACAGTTTCATTTTCTTCTGTCTTTACTTCTACTTCTTTAGATAGTTCTTCGTCAGAATAAGAAGATAGCAATTTACTAAAAATGCTCATATTTTCTCCTTTGCTCATATGTAAATCGGTAGAACTTGCATTGGCTGGATTCCCTACGACCGAGAAACCTCTTATAAAGATTTTTGAGTATACAACAGTTTGCATAACTTCTGTTTTCTTCCAATCATATTCGGATTCCATTTCAACACTTACACTCAATGGAATGTTTGATGTTGATAGATATTGTACAAACGGGTTATTTTCGTCAAAATGTGGTGTACAATTCAAACCAACTCTACCATCTTTTGTTGGTACGATTTCTAAATCTGATTTTTCCCAATATCCTAAAATTAATGGGAATTCACATACATCAAAATGACCAATATTGATATACCCTACATAATCATCGGGCAATGAATCATAATAAGCCTTGATAGTACCTTTTGGAATAATAAAGTCTTTTGCAATATTCTTACCTTCGTCAAGCAAACGTATCTTTTCACCTTTTTGAACAGAAGTATTTAAGAAGATACATTTAGGCTTGTTTTTGTTTGACAAAGCTAACATTTTGTCAAACTTTTCTTTTTCCTCTTTACGTGATTCTATATCTTGGTTAATCCAAGAAAAAATAGTAGGTAATTTCATCTATTCACCATTAGAAAAATCGAACATCTTAAACACTAACTTTTTAGTTCGTCCGCCACATGATTTACACATAGTAATCTCATAATCAATTCCCAATGCTTTTAGCATGTCTTCGGCTTGTTGATTGTAGCTATAACGAACAGTTTTTGCTTTTAAATATCGCAAAGCATCACTGTCAAAGTCTTCCACATCATAATTCTTGTTGATTTGGAATGTTGAACGCACCCAAGACAGATATCCTTTATTTTTTTGCGGATATACAACTTCTTGATTCATCTCAAAGCAATTTTGTAGTTTAAATGTTTTATTTGACATTCTTTTTCACTTTCTTTTCTTTTGGCTTTTTGTCTTCGATTGGAACTACGTCCACCTTTTTGTTTTTACCACGTAAATAGGCTAATCTTTCTTTTTCCGATTCAAAGTAAATAGGTTCTTCCATAAATTACTCCTTATCGGGGTCTTTACATTTACCCAATGTTTGGTCTTCTGTTTCTGTCGTAGCAGTTTTTTTTACCATTACAACGTCTTGTAATTTAACAGAAACAGTAGTTGTTACTTCGTTAGCTGTTTCTTCAAACACGAATGGGCGTTCATAATGTCCGTTCATCCAAGCAGAATAGAAATTTTCTGCATCAGCACCACTTAATGTGATAGGTGTCAACCCCGATTGTCTTGAAAACGTAACTTCCGTAGTAAAACTTCTTTTTACAGTCTTTACAGCCATTTCTTCATGCTCCTTTCATAACTGCACCCTTTCGGGCAATATTTATACTAAAAACTCAAAAATTGAGCTTTAGTAACAAAAAATGTCCATATTTTCGCATTTATAACAGGGTTTTTAACGATTTTTGTTCATTAACGCTGTTTTCGTCTTCTTGAATAGCCTTTAAAATAATTACCATATCATCAATAGACAGTGAATCATTGAACTTGTTGACGAATTCTGTATCACTTACACTGCCTTTAGCTAATAGCTTATAATTTTCATCAACTTTACCAACGATATATGTCGGAATATTCTTAAGATACACATTGTTGCTGTCTTTTCCTTTGATAGCTCGATAGTCAATAACAAATTCAAGTGCTTTCTTATTGCCATATTTAGTGATTCGGTAAACATTTTTAGTGAAGATTTCCGGATTCACACAAATATTTTCAGAACGAGAACGAGCATAACTTACTCCATCTGGATTCAATGGTCTTTCATCAAACTTTACCTTGCGTCCTTGAATTTTTTCTTTCATCAATTCACGTCTGTTGCGTTTTTGCGCTTCTTGAAAATCATAAACATTTTCACCATCAATAGTGGCGAAAGGCACCGCTTCGGTTGCTTTTAAAGCTTCTTCTAAATAATCCATAATTTTTCTCCTTTTTATTCAAATCCCATCTTTTTAAGTACGCTTTTCAGCTTACTTGTGGATTTTTTATCTTCTTTTTCTTTATCTTCTTGCTTTTTTTCGTCTTCTTTGATTCTGTTGTACTTTTCTCTTGAAGTTTCATAAGACTTGTTTGGTTGATATGCACCAAGTTTCTGCATCATGCTATCTAAAATCGCATATGCTGTTTCGACACATTTTTCATCTCGAACACCATTTTCATCTTTTACGTTCATCAAGAACTGTACGGATTCTGAATTTTTAAAGCGTTCAGAAGAATCATCAATCTGTTGTTGTAATTCGTATTTATCAAAGAAAACTTTCTCGACACCAAGATGATAAGAAAGAGAATAACTAAATTGTGTTGCAATCTTTTCACGTTCGGGAACGATATTGTTTTGCATAGCGTTATCAATGATTTTTTCCATTGAAACGTTACCACTTACATCACCTAGACCAATAAGTTCGGGTGTGATACCAAAGTTTTGAGCTAAAATAGAGCCCTCTTTGTTCAACCAATCAAAGAATTCAGTACCTTTAGTAACACGTGGCAAGTGTTCTATGTTTTTATCGAACATGCTTGAAGCAAGAACTACTTCATCAGAAGTACTGTACTTGATTTTATTTCCTAGTTCTTGCAATTCATTAATTGCTTGTTCTTGTCTGCTTTTTTGTGAAGCAATAGAGTTATCAATCAATTGGCTAGATGATAGGTCTACAGCACCGCCGTTGAATATATCGTCTTTTAACCAAAAGATGATACGACCAGGTCCGTCATATTTGATATCGTAGTTTAAACGTGTATAAACGCTCGCAAGCAACGTTAAACGCTGTTTATCTTTCAATAAGACAGATTCGCCATTTTCATTGATAGGTTTATTACGTAGATTCACAAAATCTTCGGGCAAGACCACAACGATATCTTTGCTTGTACTAATCAAACGTCCATTTTCCAAGAATTCAGCTTTATCTAGTTCAATAGACTGTGTCATATTAATAGCAACGTCTTCATTCGTGCTTATTGCATAAGCTACAGTACGTTTGAATCCTAGATATTGTTCATCATCTTGTGTAATGGATACATAGTGGTCATGTGGAACCAAAATCCAACCATCTTCATCCGATAACCAACGCAAACCACATTTTCCATATTCTTTAGCGTGGATAACAGCTTGTTGCAATGTCTCGTAATTGGTGATTCCTTTGGCATTTTGCTTGTACATAAAGCTTTTTAGTACTTTATCACTCTCAAAATCACCCGTTGTAAGTCCATTAGAGAACAAGTTATTGATATATTGTCTTTCTACATATGGAAGTGTAGGAAGATTTGCAATCAGCCATTCTAGTTGTTCTACATCATCATCAAATGTCTTTGGAAAACCTACACCACAACCATCTTTGCACTTTGTTAAGTTGTCTAGCAAATCGAGGTCCGTAAAATCCTTACTTATCTGCTTTGGATTGTGCTGTTTCTTGTTGTATTTATAAGACATTTTCTTTGTAGCAATCTTCTTTTTTCTTCTTCTACTCAACTTAGTTGCTCCTTTACATTAGGATTATCTACTTTGTTTGTGTAATTTTTATCATAAACAGGTAAATCATTGCCTACATTTAATATATATAACAAAAGTGCATGGACAGATAAAAGCGTACTATCTAATTCATCGGGTGAATGTTTTATGATATGTTTTATCTCATCCTTAGGTATTATACCAATTTTTCCACCGCTTTTGTTTATGCTACGCACTGCAACCATCTGTGGTGCTAGAATCTTGGCAATAGGTGTTGTAAACCATATCTTTCTGCTAGTCATCAGCTCTTGTAAATCGAGATGTAATTCAGCACGCATATTACTTCCGTACTTAGCAGAGAAATGACTCATCTTTTTTCTGTCGGGAGTTGTACCTGCGCCAAAGTTTATTCCGACAACACGGAATCCATGGGCATAGGAGTGCTTTGCAAGCCCCTCAACAAGCCAAACACCATATCCAACGTCCACACATATCATACGCACACCAAATTGGTCTACGACCTTTAAAACAGACTTTATGATGTATTCACTTGTAACACCATCAATCCATTTTTTGCCTTTGTTCATTTCATACATATCTGCAACCAATACTTGACCCATGTCATTGATACCTGTAAGAGTGAGAATGATACTATCTTTACCTTTATAAGCACTATCAAGCCCGATAAACCATTTAAATCCTTGTAATTCCATCAGACTATCAATATCTTTGTATTGGATGTTCTTGAACATAGAGGTATCACCATCTGTTTCAAGTTCACACAAGAAATATCTTTGACATGTGGAATCGTTTTTAAAGAAGTCAGATTCTTTCACTCGTTCTATACTAGGAATACGACCTTCTTCTAGAACTGTTCTAACATCCATCCAAATAATCAATGAGTCTTTTGGCGGATTTTCTTCTACCAATTTATCATAGAATTGACCTTTTTGATGGGGGTTAGATATCTGCACAAGCAATTCTCTTTCACCATCTACGTTTGAGAAGTCACGTCTACCAATTTCAGCAAATGCATCATCACTTGTAAGACTTGCTTCATCATGAATATAAACACCACCACGACCAATAGCGGATGAACTCTTCTTATGGTCGCTTGATGTAGAACCCAACGTACCACTACTGATAGAACCACCAGAAACAAACGACAGACTTTCTTTTGTTACACTTGAATTCAATTTATCAATCTTATCTCTGTATTCCAAAAGTGATTTCTTAATTGAATCATCTGCACTTTGAAGATGGCTTAGTACATTTTTCATTATGACTTTAGTAATATCATCTTTACCGGCCACGATATTTACGTCTTTTTTTTGCAATTTTGCCAAAAGTATAGCAACCATGGAAATCGTCCATGATTTTCCATATTGTGAAGTGGTTACGATTGTGATTGTCTTATACTTACTGAACAAACATGCGCCAACGATAAGAGATTGTGTGAAATATGTCATCTCACCAAAGCTCGCGTTGACCACTGCAACGCCTTTTAAAGCTAGTTCTCTAGCTTCGTCCATATCAATATTCAATCGCTTATAATGTTCGGGGATATATCCCCTAAACCACGTTTTAAGCTTATTGTGTGGTGTGGCACTTTCGCATAAAGCTAATGTACGCTCTTGTGGACTACTCATTTTCTACAACTTCCGTTTCAATGACATTATCATTTTTATGAGATTCAAGTAACATTCTTTCAGCGTTTTCCAAAAAGGCTGTAGTTTTATCTTCAATACTTAGATTTTCTACATTCGTTACATTAAAGACATTATTTTCTTTTCCTATTCCATCCATTCGATTCAATTCTTTCAAAGCATTGATTCTATCAGAAACATTTAAATCTTCGTTCTTACGGATACTATCTAGCCACAATCTTCTTTCTTGGATATTGCTTATCTGCTGTTGATACATTTCTTCTTCTGACTCTTGGTATTCCTTGATTCTTTCTCTGTTTTTTTTAATTATTACATTTCCTAGAGCTACAGCGGAATTATATTGGTAATGTGGGAACACACTTAAAACGGCTTTAACCATTACGTGTCCGTTATTTTCCCATTCTTTAAGTATTTTAATCTCGTTTTGCTTACTGCAATATGTATACCCAACTGTAGTTCTTCTCTTTTCCTTTTTCTTTGTTATAAAAACCACCCCTTTTTATTAAGTGGTACTCTTGTGAGCTATATCCATCATTAATATAAAAGCTACAATTTGTTTTTTAAGTGTTTTTAACTCTTTGATTCTTTCCGGTATATTGTCGATATATTCTTTACTAGTGTAATAAAGTGTAATATCGCTTAATTCTAAAGCTTGTATTTTATTTTCTTCCAGCAATTTTTTTTGCTTTCCATCTATGCATTTTGAACCACATTCAATTGCATAAGTATTACCACTAATTTCTAAAGGGATAATGTGGTACTCTTGTGAGCTATATCTATCACTAATATAAAAACTACAATTTGCTTTTTCTTTTATTTCCTCCTTGATTTTTTGCTCTGTTTTTGGCCCGTAAGGCTTTCCTTTGTATTTTGCAAGTACTTCTAACACTATAGGCATTGTTTCGCTATATAACGCTATTTTTGCGTTACTATTTAAAAATTTAATTGCAATTTGTAAGTCTTCTTTTTTTTCTTCAAGTCTCACAATGTCATTTTCTACGGATTTTCTTTTTTCGTGTCTTTCTTTCAAGTCCATGATATCTAAGTATGTATGCTGAAGCTCTTTTTCTTTTTCTTCTATATTTTTGATACTGTTACGATTTTCGGCTATTTCTTTTAAAATATTATTAAATTTTTTCATTATACCTCCTACCATCTACACGCAAACTGGGTACCATAATATTGATTACCCATGTTTGCATTTACGTGGTCCTGATATGACACTGGGCCGGTGTCAACACTTAAAAGTTCCCATTCTTTAAGTATTTTAATCTCGTTTTGCTTACTGCAATATGTATACCCAACTGTAGTTCTTCTCTTTTCCTTTTTCTTTGTTATAAAAACCACCCCTTTTTATTAATATATCACGTTCTTTGTGTACTTTGTAAAATGACAAAGGCTCGTTTTTTTCTAACGAGCCAATTTGAATATAAATTTATTTTTTTCAATCTATAGGGGGGCATTCTTCTATTGATGGTTTTGTGGTGTTGCGTAGGATATGAAGATGGTGGGTGTTTGGTAGAGGGGGAGAGCGTATATAAAGGCAAGTGAAAACCTGTTGCGATTTTCACTTTTTCAAAATTATTTTTAAAGTTTCATAAATTAGCACTATCGGAATGATAATCAGCCCACTAACTAATCCCATCATGCTTAGTGCCAAAGAAATTAGGTACAACGATATCATCATATCGTTAACCTCTAGTACTCAACAAATGCTACGAATCCGTCATAGTAGTATACTAAGTATCTTCCCTCTAATGTTTTACAAGGCTCATCTACTTCCGGTTTATCGCAGTCATACGAATAGATATTGAACTTGCCTCTTAGCGTTGGACCGTGTTTGCTGTCCATCATCAAGTCAATTAATCCACAAGGTACATCATCGTCTTTTTTAAAGACCGCAACGCGAGTAGTTCCATCACCCATTCCATTAGGAATTAGCACTTGAAAGCTCTCATTGCCGACGAGTAGACTTCCGACATCCGAGTACGTCTTAAAGCAACGGTCTCCGAATAGCTCACGAATTCGATACCAATGATAGTCGCTGTCTTTTCCGTACATCGAAATTAAACCATAAACGATAATTGAGTCGCCTTCCATGTTTAGAATACGTTTTTCAAATTCACAATAGCTCATACACTCTTCATAAATCTTCGAACAAGATTCGCTATCTTCGATGCATCCGCCAAGATAATGAATGTTACATCCTTTTTTTAAATTAGCTTTTAGTACATCATAAATGTTATCTAGTTTCATATGCTTTACCTCTCTTTTTATCTATTAATATAATATCATATGCGTTGCATATTGTCAAGCAATATGTGCTAACCCTACTCATCTTCTTCAAATGTGAATTCGAGCATACTATTAATTTGATTTAAACCTAATGGAATTCGATACTTTAAGAATGAGTGCAAATAGCTAAATGACTGATACCCGATACATCCAGTACATCCAGATAAATTAAGTGAAAAATACGCATCGTCTAAGTCCACATTCTCGGTGAGACGTTTAAGCTCAATATTGTTATCAAATTTTAGCGAATTCAGCTCATCCATTTCGTAAATACGTAGTCCATCAGCGCCAAAGTAAGAACAAAAAGCATTATAAATTTCAAGCATGTCCTTTTCGTCAGCTTTGTCCAAGTCTTTGCAAGATTCAACAAGATGCTCAATTCTAGAATCCATTTCTCTTGCTAAGCATTCCATTGATTTCGAATAGTCCCTAAGCAGTCTCTCTAATTCTTTTTTAGTTAGTTTAATTTCTTTCATGTCTCTACCTCCAGCCCTTTCTTTTGGGCTTTTATCTCTTACACTTACATTATAAGTCCTGCTTATTTTTTGTCAAGAAAAAAAGTGCACTTTTTTTTCTTTTTCTTTTTTTCTATACCTATATTATATATAAGCAATTCACTTGTGATATTTTCACCACTTTTAGCATGCTAGTATTCTTTATTCTTTAGCATGCTAATATTCTCTACTTTATCGCATGCTAATATTCTCTACTTTATCGCATGCTAATATTCTCTACTTTATCGCATGCTAATATT